CTGTCAATACGACATGTAAAGCTGGATAACGATTTATTTCTGCAATAATATCATCATCACTTAACATCTTGCCTTCTTTGTGTTCTGTATCACAGAACGGACACCTCAAGTTACATCCGGAGAAGCGAACAAAAACAGTCGGTGTACCGATAAAATACCCCTCTCCCTGGATACTGTAAAAAATCTCATTTATCTTTTTCATACCACGCTATATTATTCTCCGATTCCTGGACCATCACTTTAAAACATTGAGGTATCTGGTCACAGATCCACTTCGCTATATTTTCCGCTGTCGGATTAAACGATAATACCTCATTCAAGTTCTTATGATCCAATTTTTCCTGAATCATTTGCTTAATATGGGCAAAGTCGACAACCATACCATCTGGATTCAACTGCTTAGATCTACACCAAACAATTACAATCCAATTATGTCCATGCAAATTCTCACATTTACTTGCATAAGAGAGACTCAAACGATGAGACGCTGATATCTCAAGACGTTTCCTTACTGTATACATACGATTTTTATCGATAAAGAGTTAATATTTGTCTTATCTCTTCCTCCTCCCGTTTCCGACCATACTCGCCAGATTCGATTAAAGGAAGTATTTCACGCTTTATATAAGATATATTCTTGTCTATTACTTCTCTGGAGAACGGGTATCCGTTCAATGCAAAAGCAATAAATTTGCGGAAACACGGTTTGCAGTTCCAACATTCGTGCCCATCAACAGGAGCATAACAACTGAACGACGAACTAAACGCT